CTCCTCTGGCGAGTTCGTCTGATGTATCCTTATCAAGAATCACAGACCCTTTGACAGCAAGCGTCAGATCAACCGGTGGAGTGCCTGAAATCGTTATTTTATCAACCATTAATTTAGCCATTTTTTACCCCTTTTGAATAAAATTATTCATTATGACAATTATACCGGCAATTGCAATGACAAACTTATAGAAGTTGTTTGCTATGCTTAACAGTATATTGTGTTTTTTTAGTTTTTCTTCTTCATATCGTTTTATATTGCGATCAAAGTATGATGTGTCAATATGTTTCACGAATGTCCTTTCACACTCAATTTTATGAGAGTTGAAAATATCTAATTTATTGTGAATAAGTCCTACTTGTTCTTTTTGCTCATCAATTGACCTTTGTATATAATCAATGACTGTTTCAATGTGAGCAAGCCGTTCATTACTATCGTGCGATTGGTTCATCGAAAAGATCCCTTTCCGCTTTTCTTCGTCTAACCAGTCCGGAAAGTTTCTTGCCTTTTGCATACACCCATTTGTCAAATTCTAATGATGCGAAGGCAAACTCTTTAAGATTGATTTTTTTTAAAAGTGTTGATTTTGAAAAAGCACCGGACCCTACATTGAAAATGAAGGAGACAAGTGATTGAACTTGATTGTCATTTAGATCAACTTTGACAAATTTTCTTATTGCTCTTGCAACATCAATCAAATCAATATCAAGTAATCTGTCAGCTTCAGTTTGATCAATCTTCATCCCTTTTTTTACGCCTTTTGTATGACCGTAACCAATAGTCCAGACACCAGCAGGACATAAGTATGCTGTCAGTCTTAGCCCTTCAAATTCTTTGATTAGTCTTTTTGCCTTTTCCATTATCAACAAACCCTTTCAAAAGTTTTGGGAGGTCTAACAACCTCCCTGATATTATTGTTTAACCTTTTTGATTATATTCCGATAAATCAGTTCAGCTCCAGCGCTTGCAGTGTGGTAAAATATGTTTGTCCATTTGCTTATGTTTTTATCTTTTTTTATTTCATCGACAACATATTTCTTTTTCAAGTCTTCAGACAAATCAAGAGATTTAGCTTCTGCTGATTTTTCAGCGATGAATGCAATCACCTTATCTTTATTGATCTTTAAATTGAAATACCTATTGATTGCATAAACGATAAGATTTAAAACGGCAATTAGAAACAATGCAATTACTTGAGCAATTGTGTCAGTAAGAATAGTGTTAACAGATTCCTGAGCAGTATTATCTGCAAAAAGCATAGATGATACTGCGATCAGGATAATTAAGACTAACAATAATCTTTTCATCTGTTTAACCTTTTATTTAGCTTGCATTATCGTAAACAAGATAACCATAAGCACCTTTCTGGATTTTACGGCCGTAAACGCTGTAGATATTAACAGTTGCACCCGGCAAAAGTGCATTATCTGCGACTTTAGTTCCAATCGCTTTTTGACGAGCAAATGCGCAAACAAGACTTTGATAGAATAAAGTACAGTTTTTAGTGTTGTTTCCAGCTGTTGCATCAATTTTGCCTGATTTGTTTACTTTTGGCATTGCATTATACAGCAAGACATCAAACCCATGTAATCTTCCGATAACACCCTCAGGAACTGCTTCAGTGTTAGAAATCTTATCTCTTGAGATAAAGTTAGAGATAGTGTAAAGCTGTGATTCGTGGACAGGACTAATTAAACAGGTTCTTCCTCTTTGTGGTGCGTTGATGCTGTTTAAATAAGCCTTCGCTTTGATAAAATCAGCTTCTGTAATGACAAGGTTTGAGCTGTCGGTTAAAACTTTTCTTTGGGTTGCGTCAGTTGTCAATCCGCCAATGATTGTTTTAACAACTTCTAAATCATAGTCATCAAGCAATGTATCACCAGCGTCTGCTGTGTATTCATTCAGAAGATTGACATTTGTTTGAGCATTGTCAATATCAGAAATGTTAAATATAACGCCTTTTTTCTGATCAAAAGGCAAATTTAACGCTGTGTTTGTTGGGCTGTTAATATTTTCTGATGTCGCTGGGAGTGTAGCAATTGAAGCGGAGCCTATGATCGGACCGTTATATGCATCGGCCTGAGTCCCTTCGGTAAATTTTGTATAATCTGTAATAGTTGCGATTACAGTCTTACGGGTCTTCATAGCCCGTTCCATGGCATTTACGGTCTTTGCTGACCAGATTTGAGGATTAAAACCCATTATTCACCTCCGTTTAAAAATTTTTCATACATTTCATTGAATTTTACAGGGTCTTTTTCCTGGAATTCTATAAATTTTGCTGGGTCTTCTAACAGATCTGAGAATTTAACTGTTGCTGGTTCTGTTGCACTCTGAGGGATTTTAATATCTCCCTGTGGTGCTTCGATTTTGTTTGAAGATAAAAACTGATTAAAAAGATCTGGATCTTTCAATCTTAAGTTAAGTGCGAAAGTCCTTTGATCTTTCTTGATTTGATTGTTTGCGATTGCCAGATCAACCTCTGATTCTGCCTGTTTAGCTTGCAGTTCAGACAATTGAGTTTGCATTTCAGAATTTTTTGCAATGATAGCTTTTACTTTATCTGCTACTTCTTCTTCTGAACATGCGAGGATTTTAACTAATTCTTCCATATTCTCTCCTTGTTTATTGGTTTCGTTTTTTTCTGAGTTTACGATCGCTGGGAGTTCTTTCAAAAAAGGGATGTTAGTCAAAGCAACTGAATGCAAAGATACTTTTCTATCTTTTCGATTACTTGACATAACATACACCGGTGACAGATAACGATATTCTTTGTTTTCGACGGCCTGTTTTCCTGCCGGAGTAAATTCCACATCAATTTCTAAACCCTTTTCTGTTGCTCTTAACACCTTTCCCCAACCGGCCGACTTTGAATTATTTGCGAATGGATCAAGACAGCGATGGTCGAAGTCAAACAGCAAATCTCTTTTTTTCTTGTTGAAGTCATTGACCATATTTTCAACATCGGATTGAGTAATTTCAAAATCACCTGCCGGATGACTCCATTTCCCTACCACACCAGCCAGAACTGTAATAGTCCCCGACTCTGGTTGTTGTTCAGATAATTCCAGTTCATGCAGTGAATAGTATTGTTTTGTTTTGTCTTTCATATCAAATCCCCTGAGTATTCTAACTCAATATAATAAGTTGTAAGTGTGCTGGTTCTTTCGATACATGAAGCATCTTTAAAAGTGATTTCCAGTTCGTTTCTAAGTACCTGATAAATGTCATCTAATATTTCAAGTGCTTCAATTTCCTTTTCAGCACATGGTTTAACTGCTGTATAAAAAAACAGCATACCAATCGTTAAAGTGCGGTCGTAGGCGGTTGTGGCAACTTTATTATAATTGATATTAACCAAATTTACTAAGACAGCAGGAAACTTAATCAAATTCATTTTTGACTCGTCTTGCGAATAATACATATCAACATATTTCAACGCTTCGACTGATTTCAACTTATCAAGTATATTGTTAATTACATTCACCATTTACAACCGCCTTAATCATAATCTTTGAGCAAATTATAATCAGTCTTATAATATAATCAAGTATATTAAAGCATATATATATATATGATAGAATAACTTAGACAAATATAAAAAGGCTTGTAAAATAGGCAAAAATATAAAGGGGTAAATATGAGTAAATATATAACTAAAGCAGAGTTTCTCCTGAGATACCCATCCTTTACGGATCATACAGATGATGAAATCAATACTGCGATTTTAGACGCTGAAGCGATTGTTGACGGTTATCTTGGTACAAGATTCATAATTGATCCGGACAATGTCCCTGGTATCATTGTCAGAATTGCATCAACACTAACTTATTATTATATCATGCAGGCAAATTTACAGGTTAATTCTGAAGAAGATTATTCAAAATTGTATAACAATTGCATTGAATTGCTTGAAAAGATTGTTACCGGTACGATTACAGGAATTGAAGTTGCAGAATCAAACAGTGCTGTTACAATTATTTCAACCGGAGGAGATTATGAGTATAGATGTTAGTTTCGTAATGCGTGAAATTGGGGAGCGTGTCACAAGATCAATCATGATGAATTTCAGAGAAGGTGGAAGACCCGTAAAATGGAAGCCTTCTCAAAGATCAAAAATTGCTCATATTTCAAAAAAGGACGGTAAATCAAGACTTGGTAAAACGCTTATTGATACAGGTAAGCTGATGCGCTCAATTCATTACAAATTTGACAAGCAAACGGTAACGGTAGGCACAAATATATCTTATGCTTCAACTCATCAGTTTGGGGCTAAAAAAAGCGTTTTGCAGAGTGTAAAAAGTCATCAAAGAAAAATCACCCAGGCCTTTGGGAAACCTATAAAAGCAAAAATGGTCAATGTATCAGCTCACAAAAGAAATATGACAATTAATATCGAAGCACGCCCGTTCTTGATGCTTCAGGATTCAGACAAACAATATATAACTGAATTAGCAAAGAAATTTATACAGGGGAATTTATGACAGAATTAAATTTGTATTATAAGTCAGATGAGCTATATCGGATGTTGACAATGTCACCCAGTACAGTCCGTTATGCTATTGAAAGTACAACAGACTATACAATGAAGATTGATCTCCATGAGTTAGTCATCAGAGATGAACAATATTTGTCTAAAAAACAAGACAGGGATTCAATATTCATGAAATGTGAATGGGCGCTTGAGACCTCAGGAAATGAAAGAATTGACGAATTCGTAAAAGAACAGATCTGGAATGTCCTTGACAATAATATATTACAGTCA